TAGAAGCTCGTTCACATCTTCTATTGGTACAGTCTGGTATGCGTGCACTTGGTAACGAGATCGCAGCAGCAGTCCAGAAGGACCGTGAAGAAAAAGCAGCAGCCGAATCAGAAGCAGCAGCAGCCGCTAATGAAGGTGATGTAGCCGCTCCAGAGGGCGAATAATCATGTTGCGGCGTGATGGATTAAACCACATTTCCTATACCAAAAAAGGCGCTAATAAAAAGAAAGGTGGAGATGTGTCAGAACGTACAATTATACCAACTTTTGTACCTTCGTCTGTGACAAATGTACGTGCACTTGACGTTACCGAACTATCTGAAGAAAATCAGAAGAAGGTAGCTAATTTATGGGCACAGTACCGTGATTATCTTGAATCTCTACGTAAGAACACTTTCTCGTTTGAAGATTTCATTTCTCACACTACCGATGAAGAAATAGAGATCAAATGGCGGACTTTTAAGGAAAGCCAGATCATCGAAGAGTAATTTTTCAACGTTTGTTGTTATAGAAGCATCTTAAAGCCTCACTTCGGTGGGGCTTTTTGTTTGTTCCTTATAAATACTAATACTTTAATAAATATATAAAAATGCGTTAATGCTTTAAGGAACCCAATTATGGATATGTTGAAAGATTTATTAGAAACCGGTGCTGGTGCACTAGCAGTCACATCTGCTCATAGTGTTGCTGGATTTCGTACACCGTTAGGTGGTACGGATATGTCAAAGAAGAAGAAAAAGAAGAAATCTAAGAAATCCAAGAAAGCAAAACTCGGTCCTGTAGGTAACATGTATTCCTTTAAAATGTTCCATGAATCAGAAGATAGTGACTTTGATTCATCCGATGTAATTTCCAAATTGAAGGATTCCGCAAAGAAAGCAAAAGTAGAAGGTGAAGGCAGTACAGCTTTTGCATTAGAAGATGAAGACGGCAGAATGGCAAAGATATGGGTTCCTGATGACCAAGCTGACGATTTCGAAGCATCCTTAGAACAAGCATTAAATGGTAACGACGAAGACAACGATGATGACAATTCTGAAACAGAGATCGCTGAAGTACTATGGAATCTCCGCAAAGACTTCGACATTATTAACGTAGAATGGCCAGATGATATACCAGAAGATCAAGAAGAAACACTTCCAGCTGACGTTCAAGAAGAACCAGCACCTGGTGAAGAAGGTGATCCTGCTGCTGGACTAGAAGGTGGCGAAGATGAACTAGGTGCCGAAGGCGAACCTGGTGCTGAGGATATGACTGCTGATGCCGGTATGGACGCTGGTGGTGAAGCTAGTGCCGAAACTGCGCTACAGAGTGTTATTAAAATGATGCAATCCGATGCAGAAGCAAGAACGGCTGAAGCCAATGCCAAAGCAGCAGAAGCAAAAGCACGTGAAGCTGAAGCTGGCATGAAGATGGCACAAGATAAGGTTGATCAAGAAGAAAAGACCTTAGACATGGAAGCATACTACGACAAACAGAAAGAAGAAAAAGGTGAAACTGAACGTCTTGCCAAGCTAGCAAAATACCAACATGATCTCGCAGGTGAAAAGACTGGTGGTCTTAGTGGTGGAACAGATCCAGAAGAAATTGGAAATGAAATGCCAGTTGGTGATGCAGCAGAACCACCAATGGGTGGTCCAGAAGAACAGGAAGAATATTCTCGCTATGGTGACACTCATATGTCCAAAGCAGAACTGGGTTCATTGTTATTGAAGGCTCTTAGGAGATAAGATGCAATTCAAGGAATTCCTATCTGAAGTAGAATTCAATGTTGGTGTAGATCCAGACAAAATGTCTGCTGCCGACGCTGTTGCCGCTGTCAAACAACAGTATAAGATGGGTTCAAATAATCCATCACGTGCACTTCGCCAACGTCAGAATAATCTGAAAGATAAAAGAAAAGAAATTCAATCTAGCGATGATCCATTAGCAGATGAAAGATTAGCAATACAAACACTTGAACAGAAAATAGCTAGAATGAAAATGAATCTAGCAAGAAAAGAAGAACAGCTCGCAGCACAACAAGGTGTTGACGATACGGTAGAACCTGGAGTTTAAAATGTTACTAGATGAAATCCTATATGAATGTGAAGTAGTTTATGTCGATGAAGATGGGAATGAAATCCTAGATGAAGCATTTATTCGCCAGTTGAAGAAAGTTGGTGGGAAACTCAAAAAGCAATATCGTTGTGGTTCTGGTCAGAAACAAGGCAGAATCGTAGCAACACCACAAGCCTGCGGTAAACGAAAAGATCCAGCAAAAAGACGACATGGCAAAAAAGTAATGCGTTCCAAGAAGAAAACTGTTGCTAGAAAAACAAAGATCTCTAAGAAAAGACAGATTTCTAAGATGGTAACACGCATCAATAAAAGACTCTCAGGACAGAAATCACGTTAATGCATAATGTTTGTACACAATACTATACCAAATATAGTGGATCTAAGTAGCCAAACCGTATTAGGCAAGCGAACTTATACCACACCAGAAAATAACAAATATCCATCAATAACCACAGTCTTAGGCCAAAAAGAAAAGCCTTGGCTAAAAGAATGGCAGAATATGCTTGGCCCCAAGAAAGCCAGCAAAGAAACCAAACGATGCGCTGACCGTGGAACCGCTGTCCATAAACTAGCTGAAGACTATCTCAATAACGTCCCAAATTTTGAAAACGGACACGATATAAAATATCGTCGCCTATTCAACCAAATCAAATTCAAACTCAATAACATTTCCAATATCCACGCCCAAGAAATTGCTCTATATAGTGATACCCTAAAGGTTGCCGGTCGTGTTGACTGCATAGCAGAATATGACGGAATCCTTTCTGTAATCGATTTTAAGACATCAAATAACAACAAAGACCTAGACATGGTTCAAGACTATTTCCTCCAGTGTACGGCATATGCATTGATGCTAGATGAGATGTATGATATATTCATAGAAGACATCGTAGTAATTATTGCGGTGGAACGTGGAATGATGCCACTTGTCTATAAGAAAAAGATAGATGATTATGTGAGACCTTTAGTGAAAAGAATAAATACCTTTCATAGACAAGGAAAATAATATGGATAACTTTGATTCACAATATTCACTACAGACACAGTTCCGAATTGGAAATGTTGATATAGACAAAAAATCTCTTACTGTTGATAATGTGAAGTTCAATTTCCTTGATATGACAAAGCAAGGTCCAAGAGATATGATGTTCCGTAAATCATTCATGGTATTCGAATCTGAAGATAAAGAAAAATGGTTAACATTTATATGGGAATTTACTGATTCCAAAAGTCTTCAACCAAAACTTGCTACAATCATTACCGCACCAGAAGACCAAGAAGAACTAGAAGAAGAAACACTTGAAGAACAACAACCAAATGTTATTCCTGATACGGTTGATGTCAAGTTCATACACTTCGGGAAAACAATTCCAGGCAAAGTAGATACAGGTGCAAACCTATCATCGCTTCACGTGGAACACTGGAAAGCATTACATGGAAAGAACAAAGTACAGTTCACTAGTAAAATGCTCTCTGATAACACAGTAATCATGGATCTAATAGACCAGGTTGTAGTTAACACATCTGAAGGTTCTGAAACTCGTCCAGTGATTATGCTCGATATTAATATCGATGGACGTGACTTAAAGAAAGTCAAGTTCAACCTTAATGACCGTTCAGGAATGTCCGATCCAATTCTAATTGGACAAAATATTCTAGAAGCTGGTCAGTTCTTAATAGACCCAAATAAACACAAAGATCATCCAGAAAGACAACCAGAATCACAACCAGAACAACCACAACCACCAATGGAAGGCATTAATTGGGAAGTATTAGAGAAAATATTCGAAAGCCTTATTGATGGTAAATGGGAAGAAAAACTGATACAATAAACATATGTTCAAGAGTCCATTTTATATAACCAGACATTTTATGTCTCCATTACGATGTGAAGAACTCGTAGATAAGCTAGATTTCAAACATCCAAATACCGATGAAGAAGGCGTACCACAGAAAACCTTTAGAGGTGATGAAGTGGGCGAATTGGTAGTGTTTGACATCTTCAAATCTCGCATCCCAGAAATCGAACGATATTACCAGATGGAATATCGTGGAACAGAACCAATGTCATTTGAATGGTATCCACCATATTGCTTGGGTGAAAAGCCACATTGTGAAAATAGCGTCTATGGCACCACCAAGAAATGGGTACGCCAAAAAGATAGAGACTTCACATGTATCCTGTTCCTAAGTGATTTCCAAGAAACAATTCCATTCGACTCCGACTTCGAAGTGTTTGGCGGAAAACTTGAATTTCCACAACACGGATTTGGATTCAATCCAGAACGTGGTACATTGTTGATCTTCCCAAGTGGACCTAATTTCCTCAACAATACAACCCCAATAGCTGCCGGTGAACTATTTCAAGTAAGATTCCATATTGCAGCACAGACACCATACCAGTATAATCCTAACCGGTTCCCAGGTAATTATCTTACTTGGTTCCAAGATATGGGTTGACATCTCCAATGAAATAGGTTAATATGCCGTCTTCATAGTCAAACAACGAGGACAGTATAATGCATAACCTATTGATTTTATTAATATTGTTAGTGCCTACTGCGGCAATTTCAGGTAATTTTACTGATGAACAATCTCATATTCTGAAGGTTGCCAGAGAAGTTGGTGCCGAAATAGGTTATCCAGAAACCATGCAGGCTATCGCACTCCAAGAGACTCAAGCAGGTAATTATGGAAATCGCATTGGAGATGTGAACGAATCTGTTGGAAAGCGGTCATATGGTGTGATGCAAGTAAAAGTAGCCACCACCCGATTCGTTTTCAATAACTTCCCTGCCATAAAAGACCAATACTTTGGTACTCGGAAGATCCGAAACATTGCCGATGAAGAAATAATCGTCTTACTCATGACCAACGATGAAGCATGCATCGAAATCGCAACATTGAACTTCAAAAAGATGTTGGATTTTTCAGGTGGCGCATGGTCAAGAGCAGTTGCTGCATACAACGGTGGTTGGGGTGTTGCTAAGAAACTTGTGAAACCACGAAAGTTTACTTACGTTCGCCACATCAACAAGCGAATCAAAAAGCAGGTACGACCCTTCAATGCAGTGCTGGTTGCAAATACTGTTGAATAATACTTGACACTTTCCGATTGGAAGTGTTATTCTATCTAGGCTGATGGAACATTCCGTCAGCCTTTTTAGGTTAAAACAAAAATAAATTATAACAATTCAGGAGAATAATAAGAATGTCTATTAGTTTATCCCCCGAAGATCGCAAAGAACTAAAAATGGTTGTTGGCGAACTTACCAATTGCCTACTACAAATCGATGCACAACGTGAAGCAATGAAAGACGCAATCAACGATGCATCAAAGAAATATGACATCGATAAGAAGCAGCTACGTAAGCTAGCTACCACAATGTTCAAGCATAACTATACCGATGTGCAGGCAGAACATGAAGACTTTGAATTCCTGTATGAATCCATCGTGGAAGGCAACGCAAATATCAAGCTGGTCGCTAGTGAATGACATACATATCAGCCGAACGTAAGAAAGATACGGTATATGTATGGGAAAGGAAAGACGGTAAGCGAACAGTAAAGCTATACGAATCACCATATTATTTTTTCGTGAAAGATAATTATGGTGACTTCACTAGCATCTTTGGTGACAAGCTACGCAAAATCGAATGTAAATCCCAAATAGAATTTAATCAGAAGCGGGCGTCTTGCCGTGATTCTGGAATGGAACTATTTGAATCCGATCTACCACCAGACTTAAAGATCCTATCACAACACTACTACGGTGCAGAAGCACCTGATCTTAATGTAACATTCCTTGATATCGAAGTCGATTACACACCCGAACTTGGATTTGCTACAATAACCAACCCATATGCACCCATAAATTCTGTTGCCTTATGCCATCAATGGCTTAATAAAATGATAGTCTATGCGGTGCCACCAGAAGACCAAGAATGGACAGTTGAAGAAGTCATGAGCAAAATGGCAGAAGTGGAAGATCTACCTTCAGATGTTAAAGTAGAACTTCGCCTATTCGCAAATGAAAGAGAACTGCTTGGTGAACTTGCATACGAAATACAAGCAAGTGATGTGTTATGTGGATGGAACAGTGACTTCTTTGATATACCATATATCGCAAAACGATTAGAACGTGCATTCGGTGATGATGGACTCAAACTACTATCATTCGATAGTGCTAGAATCCCCAAATTCCGTGATATTGAAAAGTTTGGCACTTCCAATCAAACAGTTGATATATTTGGAAGGATCAGCGTTGACTATCTAGAACTTTTCAGGAAGTATGAATATGCTGAACGACCATCATACAAGTTAGAATCGATTGCAGCGGAAGTGTTGCCAGACATGCCGAAGTTAGAATATGAAGGAACACTGCACAGTTTATATCGTGACAACTTCCCATGGTTCATTCGGTACAACCTTCGTGATACTGAAGTTCTACGTGGATTCGAATCCAGGTTAGGATATGTTGCATTGGCAAACCAGAACGTGATCCTATCCACTGGTAAGTGGGGACATGTTCTTGGCACGCTAAAGTTAGCAGAACTAGCCATAAACAACTATTGTATTCATGAACTAGGACTACGTTTCCCCGATAGAGAAGAAGCCATGAAAGGTGAATCAATATCTGGCGCATATGTGTTAGATCCAAAGATAGGAATGCATGATTGGATTGGTTCCATTGATATTAACAGTCTATATCCTAGCGCAATCAGATCCATCAATGTCAGTCCAGAAACACTAATAGGACAGTTTGACAACGATATAACCGCTGCAAGAGCCATTGCAGAAGGATCTGATAAAACGTTAACCTTAATATATGACGTTAAACGTAGACCAGAAGAATACACTGCCAATGAATGGCGTGATATACTTCGAGAAAGGAAATGGGCCATCAGTGGATATGGTACTGTATTTGATCAGGAGAAGAAAGGTATCATACCTGCAATCCTTGAAGAATGGTACAGCACCAGAAAGAAATACCAGGCAATGAAAGCCAATGAGGAAGATAAGAATCTGAAGGCATACTACGATAGATTACAGTATGTGTATAAGATCAAATTGAATTCTTTATATGGTGCATTGACCAATGCCTACTTCCGCTACTATGACCTTAGAATGGGCGAAAGCACCACCTGCACTGGTAGGGCTATACTTCGGCATCAAACTGCCGAAACAAACCGTCTGATGACCGGTGAGTACGATTATACTGGTGATGCGGTCCTGTATGGTGACACTGATTCCACATATTTCAATTTATGGGCAGAAAATGGTGAAGAAGCCGTTGAAGTTGCTGACACATGTGCATCACGTGTCAATGACACTTTCCAGAAATTCATGCAAGATACGTTCCTATGTCAGCCAGAATTTGATAATATCATAAAGGCTGGTAGAGAAATTGTAGCATCACGTGGAATCTTTGTAGATAAGAAACTGTACATCCTTCGTGTCATTGACAATGAAGGGGATAAGGTTGACAAACTGAAGATCATGGGTTTACAAATAAAGAAGACTACCATCCCACCAATGGTTGGAAAAAAGTTAAGTGACTTTGTTGGTAGACTTCTACGTGGTGAAGATTGGAAATCAATTTCAGAAGACATCGTAGCATACAAAAAGATGTTGAATGAAACCGATGATGTTGCCCTATTGGGATTACCACGTGGCATCAAAAAAGTAGAATCATATACTAGAGACTTTGAAGCTGATCCAAAATGCAGACTACCTGGTCATGTTGCAGCGGCTATCCATTACAATAGAGCCAAAGAACGGCATAATGATAATGAAAGTTTGGATATAATGACTGGAATGAAGATCCGTGTATTTTACATTACGGTTAAACAGGAAAATAAGTTCATCAGTATAGCACTACCAACAGATCTTGAAACTG